TCACACTTCTAGCGTTGCGAGGGGGTTGAATCTCAGAGCCGTCTCAAGATGATCGGGTGCTAAATGGGCATAGCGCATAGTCATTTTTATATCGTGATGTCCGAGGATTTTTTGCAAAGCAAGGATATTTCCACCCGACATCATGAAGTGCGCCGCAAACGTATGGCGCAGAACGTGTGTCAGTTGACCGCGAGGGAGCACGATAGACGTTTTTTCCATCACGGATAAAAATTGAAAATAGCAGTCTGTAAAGAAATTGAACCCATCAAGCGCCATGATCTCTTCGTAAAGCTCTTTACTGATAGGGATGCTTCTGTTTTTCTTCCCCTTCGTTCTTACAAAGGTAATTCGGTATTTGGTCACTTGCGAGCGGGTAAGATTTATTGCTTCTCGCCAGCGTGCGCCTGTGCTTAGGCATATCTTGACTACCAGTGCCAGAATTGGGTCCTGACGTTTGCAATCAGCCAGCAGTTCAACAATCTGCTCATGGGTAAGCCATGCCATCTCTTTTTCTGCGATGGTGAATTTTCGCATGTTCTCCAGTGGGTTCGGATACGACCATTCGCCCAGGCGGGATAGTTCGCTAAAAACACTACTTAGATAGCTTTGCTCCAGGTTAATGGTGACCGGGCTTGCTCCTTTCTTCCATTTCTCGCTGAAGTAGATCTCACCTGTCAGGCGTTTATCTCGATAGTGGGCAAACATTTTAGAGGTTAGATCAGTTGCAAGGGGATTGCCCAGAGCGTCAACCATCAACAGCAGTTTGTCATAGACATGCTGCCCAGCTGTCAGAGATTTACCATGTAGTTTGAACCATAGCTCAATCACGTCTTTCAATGTCCGACGATCCACTGATTCGCCCAGCCAGGGCTTTGCTTCGGTTTCTTCCATCGTGTGACGCTCAAAAGCCAGAGCTTCGCCTTTGGTGGCGAATTGTTTACGCACACGACGTCCACTACGTCCGGCGGGGTAACATTCGCAAAGCCATTTTCCTGTAGTGAGTTTTCGTACTGCCATAAAAAATGCCCTCCAGTAGAGAGCATTTTTACTGTATGTATAACCAGTGTCAATGTATGAAATCCTGCGACCATACATCTCACTGAAGCCATAATGAAGTTAGCTATTTTTTGCTATGTGAGTATGTGACTTTTGCGGTTAGCCTGCGGCTCATTGTTATATTAGGCGCAGATATAAAAGCAAAATTTATCGCGAGTTTTTAGTACAGATTTTTTTTGATTTACTAATAGTTCCATCATTGCAAACGAACTTTCCATCGGAGGTACAGTGAGAGACACCTCCCTTTTTCCCAGAACAAGGATAATTTTTAGCATAGGTAGTTAGTGGGTTTAATAACAAAGAGCATGATAAAACCACAAAAAATACCTTACCAAGCATAGTTTCCTCCCGGTATTACCTAACGTACTTAATTGTTAAACTTATAATTTTCCCAATTATTTCAACATCTTCTATCTTGCACTCGAAGGCTCTGTTTCCACCCTCGACGAAGATTCTTCCACCGGGTAAACGAGTAATGTCACGGATCGTTATTTCGCCATCAATACTTATTACCCATTTACCATCACGTATATCATCAAATTCCTTATCACAAATAAATTCAGAATTATTATCTGTGATTACAAAAAGATTCTTGAATGCCGACGGTAGAAATTCTCTATCGAAAATATAAAAACCGTCTTCACACAAGGCCCCATCAGATAATACATATTTAGCAACTTCCATAGTATTTGTATTACCTGAAGTTTGCTTTGAACCATGCCCGGTTGTGAGCCAATTAAGTGAGGTGCCTGTTTCAAGGGCGCACTGGATTACCCATTCTGCTGGGAATGAGTCACGCATGTAGCGTGTGGCGAGTGTACTTTTAGAGATTCCTAAATGATCGCACAACGCCTGTCGAGTCTTGAATCCATAAGCTTCTACCATGCGCTCTATAGCGCCTCGTCCGCCTTTCTCCAAATTCATGGTCACTCCAAGTGAACTTTTATCTTGACGATTTCACTGTGCGATCGTATGTTTATGGTGTTCACAAAATACAAACGATCCGTATTCGTCCTGATTAATCATCATTAAACGAGGAATGTTGCATCATGAGACCTAACATTTCAATCACTCTTACCACGCCTCATGTGACTATTGAACGCTATAGCGAGTTGACAGGGCTATCCATCGATACCATCAATGACATGTTGGCTGATGGACGCCTTATCCGTCACCGTCTGCGCAAAGATAAAAAACGCGAAAAAGTGATGATCAACATAGCAGCAATGACCGTTGATGCGCTTTCAGAATGCAATCTAAACCTTAATTAGTTCGATTCTGAAATACATCAGAGGCATTGACCATGTTTGATTACCAAGTTTCCAAACATCCACATTTTGATGAAGCCTGTCGTGCATTCGCATTGCGCCACAACCTGGTGCAACTGGCAGAACGTGCTGGCATGAATGTGCAGATTCTGCGGAACAAGTTGAACCCAGCTCAACCTCATTTATTAACCGCACCAGAAATCTGGCTGCTTACCGATCTGACTGAAGATTCAACGCTGGTAGATGGTTTTCTGGCTCAGATTCACTGCCTGCCATGCGTACCGATTAATGAGGTGGCAAAAGAGAAACTGCCACATTACGTCATGAGTGCAACCGCAGAGATCGGGCGTGTTGCTGCAGGTGCGGTATCTGGCGATGTAAAAACCAGTGCAGGTCGTCGTGATGCTATCAGCAGCATTAACTCTGTAACACGACTGATGGCGTTGGCTGCTGTTTCATTGCAGGCCCGTTTACAGGCTAACCCTGCGATGGCGAGTGCAGTTGATACCGTGACTGGCCTCGGTGCTTCATTCGGTTTGCTGTGAGGTGCTTATGCTGACGAAAGAACCATCATTTGCATCGCTGCTGGTAAAGCAAAGCCCGGCAATGCACTACGGTCACGGCTGGATCATGGGTGAGGATGGAAAACGCTGGCATCCGTGCCGTTCACAAGATGAATTGCTGGCAGAACTATCTACGAAAAAACGGGGGAACAAATGGCTATTGAAGGCGCTGCGGCGACTGTTCCATTAAGACCCGGTGAACGCCTGAATGGACTTAATCATATTGCGGAGTTAAGGGCGAAAGTTTTTGGTTTGAATATTGAGTCAGAGCTTGAGCGGTTTATTAAAGATATGCGTGATCCACGGGATATCAATAATGAACAAAATAAACGGGCACTGGCTGCCATATTCTTTATGGCAAAAATTCCAGCTGAACGTCATAGCATCAGCATTAATGAGCTGACCACTGACGAAAAGCGGGAGTTGATTAAAGCAATGAATCATTTTCGTGCAGTGGTGAGCTTATTTCCCAGACGGCTAACCATGCCGAATTAACCAACTAATGAAATTAATGGCGTAAACCCGCCGGGCATCCCTTTATCTAAATTCAGGAGAATTGCTTATGCGTAATATTGAAACCCTCACGACCAAAACCGGACCGGATGATGCAGGTCTTAATCTTTTACTGACAGAGGCTCGTCTGGAAGAACGCCGGGCAAGGGCTGAAGCAATGGCTGCTCGCCTCGATAGCCTGGCGTGTCATATCACCTCCCGCCAGCTAAACCACGTCGAAGCGGCAGAACTGCTGCGTGTGACTGCTGAAGCAATCCAGAACGAAGCGCAGGAGATCCACTGATGGCTGATGCAATGGATCTCGTACAGCTGCGCGTTGAAGAAGAACGCCAACGCCATATCCGTGCTGCCCGTTCCAAAACGCCGGGCGTGTCCCGCGTGCTTTGCGTTGAGTGTGAAGCGCCAATTCCGCCAGCACGCCGCCGTGCCATTCCTGGAGTGCAGCTTTGCATTACCTGCCAGGAAATCGTAGAGCTGAAAGGCAAACATTACAACGGAGGTGCTGTATGAGCACCATCCTGAAATGGGCGGGTAATAAAACCGCCATTATGTCCGAACTGAAAAAATACCTTCCTGCTGGCCCGCGACTGGTTGAACCTTTCGCGGGTTCTTGTGCTGTGATGATGGCGACGGATTACCCCAGCTATCTGGTTGCGGATATTAATCCTGATTTAATCAACCTCTATAAAAAGATTGCCGCTGATTGCGAAGCGTTTATATCTCGTGCCAAAGTTTTATTTGAGGAAGCAAACAGTGAGCTGGCTTATTACAACATAAGACAGGAGTTTAATTACTCAACTGAAATTACTGATTTCATGAAGGCGATATATTTCCTGTATCTCAATCGTCACGGTTACCGTGGTTTATGTCGCTATAACAAGAGCGGGCATTTCAACATTCCCTACGGTAATTATAAAAATCCGTATTTCCCTGAAAAAGAAATTCGCGCATTTGCAGAAAAAGCCCAGCGGGCAACGTTTATCTGCGCCAGCTTTGATGAAACGCTGGCGATGTTGAAGGCGGGGGATGTGGTGTATTGCGATCCGCCGTATGACGGTACGTTTTCCGGCTATCACACTGATGGTTTCACTGAAGATGACCAGTATCACCTGGCATCCGTTCTTGAACATCGAGCATCTGAAGGACATCCGGTCATTGTTTCTAACAGTGACACGTCTTTGACCCGGTCTCTTTATCGTAATTTCACTCACCACTACATCAGGGCGAAACGCAGCATCGGCGTTGCAGCGGGGGAGGGAAAATTTGCAACAGAGATGATTGCCACTAAATCTGCTAATTGGTTTAGTGCCGATTTTAGTAGGGGACGTGACTCTACTGTTATTTTCGGGGTGCAAGTGTGAAAGAAATGCACCACGGAATTCATCATTTCCATGGGACGCCTGTCTGGGGAAGTGCTGGCGACGTTCATCGTATTGCGGTGAGCGGAGCTGGCGCTTTCGTCTCCTATGTACGACCAGATCAGATTGCGGCGTCCATTCAGCACGCTCAGGTCGTCGGCATTGATAACGGCGCATTTTCTGCATGGGTGCGTGGGCTAAAAATTAACTGGAGTGATTTTTATAAATGGCTCCTGAACTATTACCACCATCCTAAGGTCGCTTTTTTTGTCATTCCTGATGTTGTAGACGGCGGTGAACGTGACAATGATGCCCTGATAAACGAAGTTCCGAAAATGTTCTACGGGAAGGCAACTCCCGTCTGGCATCTGCACGAGTCAATCGATCGGCTTATCGAGCTATGTCGTGAATGGCCTCGTGTCTGCTTTGGATCGTCTGGTGAATATGCGGCTATCAGAACTGCGCACTGGCATCGTCGTATGCAGGACGCTTTTGAAGCAATTTATTGCCGACACAATTTCAAAACAGCTGTTCATGGTTTGCGCATGCTTGACGGTCGTGTGTTGGGAAATTACCCACTGGCGACTGCCGACAGTACAAATCTTGCCTGCAATGTCCCCAAATTTAATAGCAAATATCCTGAGCTTACGCGGGCTATTCAGGAGGCTGAGTATTCGCGCAATCTGACGGAAAAGGAGCTGAAAGCTGTCATTCTGAAAAACCGTTGCGCAATTTTAAAAGGTGCAATTGAAGCTGTTCGCCCACCTTCAGTTTCTGATTGGCTGTCGAATGGTTTGCAGCCTTCACAGCTCGAACTGGAGATTGCGTAATGAACTACAGCTATTCCTGGAATGCTGAGAAAAAAGCAATCAATCCTTACGTAGGGACAGAAGAGCAATCTTCAGTTTCTGCGCTTTCAAACCTGATCGCTCTGTACGCTGCCGATAACGAGCAGGAACACCTGCGCCGCGAGGTACTGAGTGATCAGGTCTGGGAGCGTTATTTCTTTAATGAATCCCGTGATCCTGTCCAGCGCGAAATGGAGCAGGATAAGCTCATTAGTCGGGCAAAGCTGGCGCATGAGCAGCAGCGTTTTAATCCAGATATGGTCATTCTGGCGGACGTCAATGCCCAGCCTTCCCATATCAGCAAGCCGCTGATGCAACGTATTGAATACTTCAGCAGCCTGGGCAGGCCAAAGGCTTATTCCCGCTATTTGCGTGAGACGATTAAGCCATGTCTGGAACGACTGGAGCATGTACGCGACAGTCAGCTATCCGCTTCTTTTCGCTTTATGGCAAGCCATGAAGGGCTGGATGGCCTGCTTATCCTGCCTGAAATGAGTCAGGATCAGGTGAAGCGCCTGTCTACCCTTGTCGCTGCGCATATGAGCATGTGCCTTGATGCAGCTTGTGGTGATTTGTATGCCACCGATGACGTTAAGCCAGAAGAAATCCGCAAGACATGGGAAAAGGTGGCAGCGGAAACCCTGCGTCTGGATGTTATCCCGCCTGCGTTTGAGCAACTCCGTCGGAAAAGAAACCGCCGTAAACCCGTGCCCTATGAACTCATTCCGGGTTCGCTGGCGCGTATGTTGTGCGCCGACTGGTGGTACCGGAAATTATGGAAGATGCGTTGCGAATGGCGGGAAGAGCAGTTGCGCGCTGTCTGCCTGGTCAGCAAAAAAGCATCTCCTTATGTCAGCTATGAAGCCGTGATGCATAAACGTGAGCAGCGCCGTAAGTCGCTGGAGTTTTTCCGTTCTCATGAACTGGTGAACGAAGACGGCGACACGCTGGACATGGAGGATGTGGTAAACGCCAGCAGCAGCAACCCTGCGCATCGCCGCAATGAGATGATGGCCTGTGTTAAAGGTCTGGAGCTTATCGCGGAAATGCGCGGTGACTGCGCCGTTTTCTACACCATCACCTGTCCGTCACGTTTCCATTCCACGCTAAATAACGGCAGGCCCAACCCAACCTGGACAAATGCGACGGTAAGACAAAGTAGTGATTACCTGGTCGGCATGTTTGCTGCATTTCGTAAGGCGATGCACAAAGCCGGATTGCGCTGGTATGGCGTGCGGGTGGCTGAGCCGCATCATGACGGTACAGTTCACTGGCACCTGTTGTGTTTTATGCGCAAAAAAGACCGCCGCGCCATCACTGCATTACTGCGTAAGTTTGCCATCCGTGAAGACCGCGAGGAGCTGGGCAATAACACTGGGCCGCGCTTTAAGTCTGAGTTGATTAACCCGCGCAAAGGTACGCCAACAAGCTACATCGCGAAATACATCAGTAAGAACATTGACGGGCGTGGTCTGGCTGGCGAGATCAGCAAGGAAACGGGGAAATCCCTGCGTGATAATGCTGAATACGTTAATGCCTGGGCGTCTCTGCATCGTGTTCAGCAATTCCGCTTCTTTGGCATTCCGGGGCGTCAGGCTTACCGTGAACTGCGATTGCTGGCTGGTCAGGCGGCAAGGCAACAGGGGGACAAAAAAGCAGGTGCGCCGGTACTGGATAACCCGCGCCTTGATGCAATCCTGGCTGCTGCTGATGCTGGTTGTTTTGCCACCTACATCATGAAGCAGGGCGGCGTACTGGTTCCCCGCAAATATCACCTGATCAGAACCGCTTATGAAATCAACGAAGAGCCGACCGCCTATGGCGATCACGGCATTCGTATTTATGGCATCTGGTCACCCATTGCAGAGGGCAAGATCTGCACTCATGCAGTGAAGTGGAAAATGGTTCGTAAGGCCGTTGACGTTCAGGAGGCGGCAGCCGACCAGGGCGCTTGCGCCCCTTGGACTCGTGGCAATAACTGTCCCCTTGCTGAAAATTTGTACCAACAAGGGAAAGACAAATCAGCTGATGGGGATACCAGAACGGATATCACCCGCATGGATGACAAGGAATTGCACGATTACCTGCACAGTATGAACAAAAAAGAGCGCCGGGAACTGGCTGCAAGGTTACGCCTGGTGAAACCGAAACGGCGTAGAGACTACAAACAGCGAATTACAGATCATCAGCGACAGCAGCTCGTCTATGAACTGAAGTCCAGAGGATTTGATGGCAGCGAGAAAGAGGTCGATTTACTCCTTCGCGGTGGCAGTATTCCGTCAGGAGCAGGCCTGCGTATCTTCTATCGGAACCAGCGTTTGCAGGAAGATGATAAGTGGCGGGATCTGTATTAATTACGCGGGTTAACAATTCGTGCTCTTAATAATACCAGGCATACCAGGCTGATGAACGTAAAAAAACGTTTTACATCAGTAAGATTATTATATACTGTAAATATAAACAGTGGTTATGTATACAGTATTGCTTTGGTGTCATAGGAGGAAAGATGCAGGACTATTTTTTGGAGTCTTTGAAGCTCCAGCGCATTGATTTTTTTCTTAAGCTTGTAGCGGCTAGTGAGTGTAGTGATGAAGAGAAGGGGCTGGCCCTGCAGTGGGTTTCTGAACTGACAGATGAACTCATGGCAAAAATCAGAACCCATGAATACAACCGCTCAATGGATGTCATCAGCTGAGGTGACTTTTATGCGCATTGAAATAATGATCGATAAAGAGCAGAAGATTAGCCAGTCTACACTGGACGCCCTTGAATCCGAGCTTTACCGCAATCTGCGCCCCCTGTATCCCAAAACGGTAATTCGTATCCGCAAAGGTAGCTCTAACGGTGTGGAACTGACCGGACTGCAACTGGACGAAGAAAGAAAACAAGTGATGAAAATTATGCAGAAGGTCTGGGAGGACGACAGCTGGTTACACTAGCGAACGTTGCGGACGATAAAACTGGTTTTTATCGTCCGCAAGGTTGAACAACGAGCCGCGTGAGGCGTTAGAAACGGGTAGTGAAAAGTGATTTAAGAATGCCTTGTTCCCCTGAAACTTTGGCCTATGCAACAACATTCGACAGCTTTCTTGATTATCATAAGTAACTTGAAGTTTAGGGACGATTCTGATGGTATACGTGAAAAATGTATCGTGTGTTGCTTTGGCAAAAAGGAGTTTTAGTGGACAACGGCTCAATCACCTTCTTTGATATTACTGCTTGTGGGTTTTATCGTTTAAAGAATAAACCCGAAGAGCTTGATTATAAATTCGGCGATCTTATGGGGGTTTTGGACGATTTAGAAGGGTGGCTCAAGGATAAAAATTTTGAGCAGACTCTCCCATGGAATAAAGAAGAACAACCTCTGCGAACACGAGTTTACAGTCGAGGCCTTGTGAGGGACAGCCAGACTAAAGATGCAGTAATTGTTTTATACCGTGAAGTGGGGAACGGTAACGGAATACATGGTATTAAGGTCGGTTCTAAAGTAAGTGGTGATAGTAAAGGAACCATTAGGGCGGGAAGAGAACATGGTGAGGATAAAATAATTTGGGGTGAACCCTGCTATTACTGGATTATTCCTGAGTTGAATAAAATAGCATCAATCAGATTCCCCCATTCTTTCGCTGATACTTATCTCTTCGCACAATACTTCATTCAGCATGTAAATAATAATAGTAAGTTAGGTAAAAGAACGAAATCTAAGCGTACATTTGAATCAGCTAAGACCCCTGGTCGTTGTGTGGATGTCTACAATACTAAGTTTCAATATAAAGATGGCAAAAATGAGATAAACTGTATCTTCAAGTTTGTATTGGAAGAAACAAAACTTAAAGCCGCTGAGGAAAACTTTGAAAGGTTAAGGCATAAAATTACACACACATTGATAAAGGATACAACGGTAATAAACCAAAATGACACAAGGCAACCATTGTTGAAGCTAACAAGTGTAGCTTTAGCATCTCTGGTGGGTGAAGAAAAGCGTAATAAGCTTATTGGGGCACCTCCTGTTTTGGAGCAGCCTCGTAAAATTGAAGTTAAAATTGACGGTGCACCATCATCGGATGAGCTTCGAAATCTCTTCTCAATGAGAGGTGAAGAGTCTGAATGGGATGTGGGTTTTTTACTGGCTGATCGTGCTAATCCGGTTTGGCTCAGTAGCTATGTAGCCAGGACTAAACTTCCTCTTCAAGATTCGGATGGGTTTGAGCATTATTCAGCGCGTTTTTTACTGGATGAAATAAACAAAATTCGTGATGATTTGATTAGTGAAGTAAAATATGCTGAGGAAGCATCCATTAAAGAATCTGAAGCTGCATCCACAAAAAAGATAGCGGAAGGTTGATATGACAGAAACGGAAGGTTTGATAATAACAGTTGCAAAACAGCAGGCGATTAATTTTGTTGCTGTTGTTTTGTGCTGCGTTATAAGCTATTTTTCGTTCAAAAGTTTTTCCTATAATGATGCAAAAGATATTTTAGGTGCGCTTATAAATATTTCAGCATCTATATTCACTATTGTCGGTTTATGGGTCGGTTTTTTATATCCGAATGCAATGAATAGTATTGTTAAGGATGATGTAAGTTATATAAAAAATGAGCATGACTCACCAAGAATAGAGAAATTAGTTTATACAATAATCACATCTGCTTGTGTTATGGCTGGGATTCTAATTTTCTTTTTGGTTAAGGCAGTGTTTTATGCATTACCTGTTTATCAAGCTAATAAAGACTTGTTTAAATACATTGGTATTTTCTTCATTTACTTTATTAGCTGGATGCAATTAAAATGCGTTATGAGCCTGATTTTGAGTAATTTACATTTTGTTAATCACTTACATGGACGTTTAGCAAAAGCGAAATTAGAACACTATGATGAATAAAGTGTTCGTATTGGCAGGAGTTACTGTGGATGTTTAACCTCAACAAGAGTAAGCCTCCTTTAACATGGGAATCACCGTTCTAACAAGCTTTGCATGTCTATGCTGCATGAATCCGCATGATCGTTTTAGGATCGTTTTTGCTGAGGCCCGCCAGAACTGGCGGGCTTTTGCTTATGTCATGCACCTGCATGAAAACCACTACATAAAGCGGGCAGGCGTGGCGGGGATACGAGCGCGCTCTGATATGAAAATCTGAACAAAAAATTACAAAATGGTATCTTTTTGTTGCTATCATCATTTTTGATGGTAACTTAACCTTTTCAGTTTCTATATTATAAAATTCTATCCAGAAGAAGGAATTTGTTTCATGGCTGAACTATTACCGCAAACAACTTCTATACAAACTATTTATTCATGGTTTACTGAAGGTAAGATATTTGTTAATAGACGTTATCAACGAAAATTAGTTTGGACTGCAATAGAGAAACAAAAATTAATTGAATCCATTCAAAAAAAATATCCAATTCCTGCAGTTCTTCTCGCGGAAAGGGAAAATGATCCTGGCACATATGAAATAATTGATGGCCTACAAAGATTACATGCAATAATGTCTTTCATCGAAACAGGATATGAATCACTTGATGGAAAACGTTTTAATCTGGACGCTTTTCCCACAGCGAAAAATCGAGCGGATGAAGGTAAGTTTGTTGCAGTGAAAGCTGATAATCTTTTAAGTCAGCGTGAGGTTACTCAGTTATTGGATTATTCTCTTGCAATGTCCATTATGCGTAATGCGACTGAGAACGAAATAAATGATGTTTTTGATAGAATTAATACATACGGGCATAGACTTAGTGATCAAGAAAGGCGCCAGGCTGGTATACAAAATAAATTTTCAAATATGGTTAGGGATATTGCCTGTTCTATCAGGGGGGATGTATCTGACGACATATTGCTTTTAGAGCAAATGCCGTCTATTAGCATTGATTTGCCACTAACTAAACATGGTTACCAAATTCAGTCGGAAGAAGTATTTTGGGTAAAACATGGGATCTTACGTTCAACAGACCTTCGTGACAGTATGGATGAGCAATGCATTGCAGATATAGCAGCTTGTATTGTTGGAGGTAAGTTAATAGATCGTTCCAAAGATGCGCTTGATCAGATTTATAATAATGAAGATGAAGAGTATAGTCGTATTAGCTCTGCTATTAATGTTTATGGTGAAGGAAAATTTGCAGAAGAGTTTAAATTCTGCATCCAGGAAATAACAAAAGTATGTAATAGTGACGGTGAAATTAAACTCAGGGATTTAATCTTTACTAAACGTACTACAAATGCTTTCCCAGCCATATTTGCTGTGTTATTTATTGCTTTTCATGAATTACTCATTAAAGAAAATAAGAAGATTAATAATTATAAAGGTGTAAAAGACAATCTTAATAATATAGTCACTCGACTAGATACTAAAAGATCTGCTACTGGTGGGGAAGAGAGAAGAAAGAATATTAATTCTATCATAGGCTTGATTAAAGATAACTTTATTGATAGCGCCGATAGCAGTCATATCTATAATTCTCACAATACGGTGGATATTGAGGATATTTTACGAAGATCTGAAATAGAGCTTGCAAATTATGAACTGAAACAGGGTTTGTTGATGTTAGGCGGAGAGCGAACTATTGATGATGGCATTCATGAGAAAATATTCTCCACAATTTGTGCTATTGCTAACATCGGTAAAGGTAACAAGAACGGTGTAGTTGGTAAGTTATTGCTTGGTGTAACAGATAAACCAAGTGATACAAGTAGAGTAAAAGAGCTTGATGATATAGATGCACATGTAGTTGGTGAGAGAAGTGTTGTTGGTGTTAAAAGAGAAGCTATTAAACTCGGCATATCAATGGAAGAATATTATAGACGTTTTTGCGATGAGTTGAAAAAATCTGCTTTGAGTGAGCCTCTTAAATCACAAGTGGTGAGTTTGATTGACTATAATGACTTTTATGGTTATGGAGTTATAGTTATTACAATTCCACTTCTAGCATCTTATTCTAGTTATGATGGGGATATTTATTATCGTGCTGGCGATAATACCGTAAAAGCAACAGTTATCGAAGCAGCAGATATTGCAACACGTTTTAAATGAAAGAACGCCTGCTCAGGCAGGCGTTAATTATAAACAGGAACTACAAAATATATTTATTAAATGTAATTATATTTTCATCTAGCCAACAATTAAGCGCTTGCATCAATTTTTGCAAAGGTAAAAGCTCATTCCGCACAAATACCTTACTAGCTTTCTCTACATCCCCAAACCCCCCGACATTGCTAGGCATAATCCCCATCATTTGCGGCGGTACGCGATGTGCTGCCATCATGTCATCGCGGCTGACATTTTTGATATTCAGAAACTCATCCTTCGCCGCGACTTCTGACAGAGGAATGATCTGAAGCCCATCCTTTTTGCCGTTAGGCGAGTACATAAACAGGTTGCGGAAGTTACCCGGTCCTTTGGCGCTTTTCATTGCGTTGCGGAGGTTGTTCACATCCTCCTGGTTTTGCGCGGCATCGGTCATGTACATGATGAAGCCTGCATGACTGCCGTTAATGTAATACTTCCGGCGGAACAGCGTGGCGGACTCGTTGAGCAGAGCGGATGGAATAGCAGAAAGATAGCCAGGCAGGCCGTAGATCTCCTGATTAATATCCGGTTCCATCAGATGAAAGATGCTGCCTTTCGTGAACTGATACGGCTGGGTTGCCATACCGTATTGCACAAACCAGTAGGTATCCAGGTCTAATCCGCGTCGAGTGTATTTTGCCAGGGCAGGTTCAAGGGCGATAACTTCACCGAAGCGGTTCGTGCGTTTCTCCAGGTAGGCATTACCAAATACCAGATAGTCCTGCACAAAACGTGAAAAAGCCTGCTGGCTGAGCAACGGGTGAGGGATATAGGTGCTGGTCAGAATGTTGCACTTTACTGCAATCGGTGAGCTGTGGTGTACGGCGGCGCGGAAGGTTCGCGCCAGGCCGTCGAAACTCACTGGTGGCTCATACCAACGGTCCATCTGTACGCATTCCACATAGTCCAGCAGTTCGCGGCGGTCCAGAACAGGAACGGGATCACCGAAGCTGAATGCTTCGGCTGAAGTCTGGTTTTTATGCTGGATCTGTTTCGTCGCCGCAGCGCGGTTCTTCTTACTCTTTCCCATCAAAAAATCTCCACAATATTGCTGGTATTGGCGGACTCGCCCTGCAGTGGTTCGTTAAACAGTGCGTGCATTGTTGCCCAGGCCAGATCGGCATGGCTGGCTTCTTCGCTGCGGCTGGCTTCATAGGTCGGGCGGTTGCCGCTGGCGGTGGTGGCGCGACGGATTGCCATGAATGACTGCGCAATGTCGGTGTGCCCGGCGTCAAACTCAAGACGGCGGTGGCTGATAATGTCGTAGGCCTTGAGTACCAGGGCGTTTTTAACGTTGGGGTTGTAGACAAACTCCCGGACGGCAGGAAAAAACGCTTTCACGTTCTCGTAAACCCCGTGACCAACGCCGGTTGAGTCGATGCCGATATAGGTCACGTTGTACTGTTCGGTCAGTTTTTTGATGGCGTCAGCCTGGGCGCGAAAGTCCATTCCGCGCCACTGGTGACGCTCAAGAATGCGGAACTTACCGCCTGGCACGGCTGGCGGTGCCACCACCACGCATCCGGCGCTGTCGCCGTTCTGCGTACCTTTTGCCGGGTCATAACCGATCCACACTTCGCGCCAGCCAAACGGGCGCAGGGCCAGTGCATGAAAGTCGGTCCAGACTTCCCAGCTGTCCACCATGCACGCCTGCAATTCGCTGAGCGGGAACACGGACGCGAGATCGTCCACGAACTCGCACATCAGCAAGTTCTGGTATTCGTCAGGGCTGTACTCCATGCGCAACTGGTCAAGGTCGAACAGGTTACAGCCGCCGCGCACCGCATCTTCCACGGTGACTATCTGGCGGTATTGCCCGTCTGCGCACAGCAGGCCGGGGGCCAGATTGCTGTGGGACAGGTCGATGTCCACCTTATCGGCTCTGTTGCGCCCACGGTTGAACAGCGCACCGGACCAGAACGGATAAGCACTGTGTGTCAGACTGGATGGCGTGGAAAAATAGGTCTGTCGCCATTTCTTGTGAATAGCCATACCGGAAGCCACTTTGCGCAGCTCCTGGAATTTCGGTATCCAGAAATATTCATCCAGATACAGGTTGCCGTGGTAACTCTGGGCCGTGCGGGCATTGGTGCCGAGGAAGTACAGCGTGGCCCCGTTAGGAAGCACCATCGGATCGCCTTTCAGCTCCACCTCCACTTCTTTGGCGAAGTCGATGATGTACTGCTTAAAGACGTGGGCTTGTGCCTTACTGGCGGAAAGGAAAATCTGGTTACGCCCGGTTAGCAGAGCGTCAATCAGGGCTTCACGGGCAAAATAGAAGGTCGCGCCGATCTGGCGTGACTTCAGCAGGTTGCGGATGCGGTTGGTTTTTCCGGCTTCCCACCAGTGGCGCTGGTAGTTGAACATGGAGGAATGGAAGATTTCTTCCAGCTTCTCAATCTGTTCATCGGTGAAAACGTTCTTTTCCGGCTGACGGCGCGGGCCTTTGTTGCGGTTGGCGACGTTAGGGTTTAAGTCGGCTTCGTTGCCGCCATTGTTAAACTTGCCGATCCGCGCATGGCGCTCCGACTGGCGCGCCAGCAGGTCAATCTCTTTGAAATCTTTCCCTTCTTTGTGCTCCTTCATAATGAGCTGGCAGTAGCGTGCGGCGGTGGTGAGCTGCATCTGATCCAGCGGCCCATAGTCACCCCACTTGTCGCGTTTTTTCCAGCTGTGAACGGTTGCAACTTTCTCGCCCAGCATTTCAGCAATGCGGGCTACGCGGTATCCCTGAAAGTACAGCAGCATGGCCTGCCGACGGGGATCGAGATCTGCGGGTGTCAGTGTGGTGTTCATGGCACAAACCTACAGCCTTGAATGAAGGCTTTCCCCGCCTGCGGTTTGTGTGGTTGTCGGTACAAATACCGCGCATTGTTTCACTGCCCCCATCACCGCAACCATAAGGCTCCAGTAAGTTTTTTCTAACGGAGCACGGCTCATGACAGTGAAAGCAAAGCGTTTTCGCATCGGGGTGGAAGGTGCCACCACCGACGGACGCGAAATCCAGCGTGAATGGCTGGAACAGATGGCAGCCAGCTACAACCCGGCGGTGTATACCGCGCTGATTAACCTTGAGCACATCAAGTCTTATCTGCCGGACAGCACCTTTAACCGCTACGGCAAGGTGACGGCGCTGTTTGCTGAAGAAATCACGGAAGGTCCGCTGGCAGGCAAGATGGCGCTGTATGCCGACGTTGAGCCAACGGAGTCCCTGGTGGAACTGGTGAAAAAAGGCCAGAAATTATTCACCTCTATGGAAGTCAGCCCGAAGTTCGCTGATACGGGCAAAGCCTACCTGGTCGGCCTGGCTGCCACTGATGACCCTGCCAGTCTGGGTACGGAAATGCTGACATTCAGCGCCAGTGCAGCCCATAACCCGCTGGCAAACCGCAAGCAGAATCCTGCCAATCTCTTTACCGCTGCAGAGGAAACGGTGATCGAACTGGAAGAAATCCAGGACGACAAACCGTCCCTGTTTGCCCGCGTCACGGCGCTGTTTACCAAAAAAGAGCAGTCCGATGACGCCCGGTTCTCTGATGTGCATAAGGCCGTGGAGCTGGTCGCCACTGAGCAGCAAAACCTGAGCGCACGCACCGAAAAATCCCTGTCTGAGCAGGAAGAACGCCTATCTGAGCTGGAGACTGCCCTGCAGGCACAGCAAACCGCCTTTAACGAACTGGTGGACAAGCTGAGTCATGAAGACAGCCGCCAGGACTACCGCCAGCGTGCAACAGGCGGTAACGCCCCCGCTGACACTCTGACCAATTGCTGATGGAGCACAAAACCCGATGAAGAAGAATACCCGCTTTGCTTTTAACGCTTACCTGCAGCAGCTGGCGCGTCTGAACGGTGTGGCAGTTGAAGAACTGTCCAGCAAGTTCACCGTGGAGCCGTCTGTACAGCAGACGCTGGAAGACCAGATCCAGCAGTCCGCCGCTTTCCTGACGCTGATTAACGTCACGCCAGTGACTGAGCAGTCCGGTCAGCTGCTGGGGTTGGGTGTTGGCAGCACCATTGCCGGAACTACTGATACCACCGCGAAAGAGCGTGAACCTGTCGATCCGACGCTGATGGTCGATGTGGAATACAAATGCGAGCAGACCAACTTTGACACGGTGCTGACCTACGCGAAGCTGGACCTGTGGGCGAAATTTCAGGATTTCCAGGTGCGTATCCGTGACGCCATCGTGAAACGTCAGGCACTGGACCGCATCATGATCGGCTTTAACGGCGTGAAGCGTGCGAAAACCTCCAACCGTAGTGAAAACCCGCTGCTGCAGGATGTGAACAAAGGCTGGCTGCAGAAAATCCGTGAGGATGCACCGGATCACGTCATGGGCAGCACCACCACAGGCGGTGAAACCACACCGGGCGCGGTGAAAGTCGGTAAAGGTGGCGAATATGCCAACCTGGACGCCGTGGTGATGGATGCCGTCAATGAGCTTATCGACGTGGTCTACCAGGACGATGACGATCTGGTGGTGATTTGCGGTCGTGAACTGTTGTCTGACAAGTATTTCCCACTGGTCAACAAAGAGCAGGAAAACAGTGAAAAACTCGCTGCCGATATGATCATCAGTCAGAAACGCATGGGTGGCCTGCAGGCCGTGCGTGCGCCGTTCTTCCCGCCGAATGCACTGCTGATCACCCGTCTGGATAACTTGTCCATCTACTGGCAGGAAGACACCCGCCGCCGTTCAGTTATCGACAACCCGAAACGTGACCGGATTGAAAACTTTGAATCCGTTAATGAAGCCTATGTGGTTGAGGACTACCGCTGCGCCGCACTGGTGGAAAACATCCAGATTGGTGATTTCAGCGCCGCCGCAGCAGAAGCCGGAGCGTAAACCATGAGCCTGAGTCCCGCACGGCAGCATCGCCTGCGCGTTCAGGCTGAACAGGCCGCCCGTGAGGGCGGCAGTGTTCGCCACGCGTCGGGCTATGACCTGATGCTGCTGCAGCTGGCGGAAGACCGCCGCCGTCTCAAGGGCGTTCAGTCCACGGTGAAAAAAGCGGAAATAAAGGTGGAGCTGCTGCCGAAATATGCCGCCTGGGCGGAGGGCGTCCTGGCTGCCGGAGGCGCTCAACAGGATGACGTGCTGATGTACGTGATGCTGTGGCGCATTGATGCCGGAGATTATGCCGGGGCGCTGGAGATCGGGCGTCATGCCCTGCGTCATGGCTGGGTGATGCCTCTGGGTAACCGCAACGTGCAGACCGTGCTGGCAGAGGAAATGGCAGATGCAGCGCAGAGCGCAATGCTTGCCGCTACCGGCTTTGATGCCGATCTGTTGCTGCAGACGCTGGAGCTGACAGACGGTCTGGATATGCCGGACCAGTCACGGGCGCGTCTGCATAAAGCGATTGGCGCTGTCCTGAGTGAAAGCAATCCGGCTTCCGCCCTTAATCATCTCAACCATGCGTTACAGCTCGATCCCCGCTGTGGCGTGAAAAAAGACAAACAGCAGCTGGAGCGCAGACTGCGCAATGACAGCCGCTGACAGAACGTGCCCCCGCGCACGGGCGGCACGGGGTGGCGAAAGGCATAGCCACATCAAAATCCCGTCCACCGTCCTCTATTTCAGGAGAAAGCAGCATGAAGTTTGTTGCGCCAGAACAGGCACCGGAACAGGCGGAAATCATCAGAAATACGCCGTTCTGGCCTGATGTGGACCTGTCGGAGTTTCGCAGCGTGATGCGCACTGACGGCACGGTGACGCAGCCGCGTTTAAAGCAGGTTGCCCTGTCGGCAATTTCGGAGGTCAACGCAGAGCTGTATGAGTTTCGCAGACGTCAGCAGATGCTGGGATATGCCTCGCTGGCAGAGGTTCCGGCGGAACAGCTGGACGGCAAAAGTGAGCGCATTCAGCACTATTTCAACGCGGTTTACTGCTGGGCACGCGCCATGCTCAACGAACGATACCAGGACTATGACGCCACGGCATCCGGTGTGAAGCGGGGCGAAGAACTGGCAGAAGCCAGCGGTGATTTGTGGCGTGACGCCCGCTGGGCCATCAGCCGGGTACAGGATGCGCCGCACTGCACAGTGGAGCTTATCTGATGAAAGTGCGTGCGCATCAGTATGACACGGTGGACGCGCTTTGCTGGCGTCATTACGGGCGCACGCAGGGTGTCACGGAGCAGGTACTGAAGGCAAATCCGGGGCTTGCCGAATACGGCCCCTTTTTACCTCACGGGCTGCAGGTGGAGCTGCCGGACATTCCGACCACCACCACCGTGCAGACCGTCCAGCTATGGGACTGAATTATGACGCTTGAGCGAATCAGCGCCTTTATCACGTATTGCATCGCCGTCGTGCTGGCCTGGCTGGGCGATTTGTCCATCAAGGATGCCTCAACGCTGGGCGGCCTGATGATTGGTGTGCTGATGCTGGCTATCAACTGGTACTACAAACACAAAGCCTACCAGCTTCTGCGCGACGGGCAGATCTCGCGGGAGGACTATGAATCCATCAATCGTTAAACGCTGCCTTGTCGGGGCCGTGCTGGCTATTGCTGCCACGCTGCCGGGTTTTCAGCAGCTTCACACCTCCGTGGAGGGGCTGAAACTGATTGCCGATTACGAAGGTTGTCGTCTGCAGCCGTATCAGTGCAGCGCGGGTGTCTGGACCGACGGCATTGGTAATACATCTGGCGTCATTCCAGGCAAAACCATTACGGAACGACAGGCAGCGGAAGGACTGATCTCCAACGTGCTGCGTGTGGAGCGGTCACTGGAAAGGTGTGTGAAGCAACAGCCACCGCAGAAGGTGTATGACGCGGTGGTGTCATTTGCCTTCAACGTGGGAACGGGCAATGCCTGCAGCTCCACGCTGGTGAAATTGCTCAATCAGCGGCGCTGGGCGGATGCGTGCCGACAGTTGCCGCGCTGGGTTTATGTAAAAGGTGTGTTTAATCAGGGGCTGGATAACCGCCGTGCGCGGGAGATGGCCTGGTGTTTACAGGGAGCAAACTGAAATGAAAAAGAAATTAATCAGCGGACTGTTTCTGATGTTATGGATGGCGCTGTTAATCGCAGCAATGGTGTATCCGCAGGGGATTTTTCCGGTACTGGCAGCGTCCGGCGTTTGGGTAGCCTGTTTGCTGACATGGGCAGTAATTCCGGTATCACTGGCTGCGTTAATTAAGAATGGCCCGCTCTGGCAGGAGTTAAGGGCATCTTTGCTGAAGACAATTACCCGAAAAGAAAACGTATTTACCAGTTGGGTGATGCGATTGCTGATTGTTGTAAGTCTCGCCTGGACGGGGTGGGCTATTACCCTGGTCTTTTATCTACTGACCGTTATTGCCTTCTGGATCACCCGTAATCAGATGGCGCAACAGGTAGCAGCATGAACCGGTTGCTGCTGGTTGTGCTGACGTTATTACTGGCGGCGCTGGGCTGGCAGACGTGGCGGCTGGCTGATGCCAGCCAGACCATCAGCACGCAGGCAGACGAGCTGCAGAGCAAAAGCCAGGCACTGGCAAAGAGCAACAGCCAGCTTATCAGCCTGTCCATTCTGACTGAAACCAATAACCGGGAGCAGGCGCGGCTCTATGCCGAAGCAGAACAGACCAGCGCGCTGCTGAGACAACGACAACACCGAATCGAGGAACTGAAACGTGAGAACGAGGATTTACGCCGCTGGGCTGATACTCCTTTGCCTGCTGACATTATCCGGCTGCGGGAACGTCCGGCACTCACCGGAGGTACGGCTTACCGTCAGTGGTTGTCCGCGAGTGACGCCGTGTCGGCTGGATCAGGCAACGCCGCGCACTAACGGTGATCTGAACGCGTTGCTGGATGAAACGGAGGCCGCCTGGGCGGTCTGTGCAGACAAAGTGGACATGATTATTGCGTGTCAGGAGCGAAACAGTGAACAAACCACAATCCCTGCGCCACGCCCTCAATAAAGCGGTGCCTTATGTCCGCAATAACCCGGACAAACTGCATCTGTTTGTGGATAACGGTTCGCTGGTTGCCACGGGGGCCAGCTCCATGTCGTGGGAGTACCGTTACACCCTGAACGCGGTGATTGAGGATTTCAGCGGCGACCAGAATCTGCTGATGGCCCCGGTTTTGCTGTGGCTGAGGGATAACCAGCCCGATGCCATCAATAACCCGGCGTTACGGGAAAAGCTATTCACCTTTGAGGTGGATATTCTGCGCAACGATGTCTGTGATATCAGCCTGAACCTGCAACTGACGGAGCGTGTGCTGGTCAGCACTGACGGCAGTGTGTCGAGCGTTGAAGCTATAGCGGAACCTGATGCACCTGAAGAAATGTGGACGGTGAAACGTGGCTGAACTGCAGAAGGTGGACGACTGGCTGAGTGCCTTGCTGGCGAATCTGGAACCAGCCACGAGAAGCCGCATGATGCGCCAGCTGGCGCAGGAACTGCGCCGGACACAGCAGCAGAATATCAGGATGCAGCGCAATCCAGATGGCAGCAGTTATGAACCGCGCAGAGTAACAGCACGTAGCAAGAAGGGGCGCATCAAACGTCAGATGTTTGCAAAGCTGCGCACCACAAAATACCTGAAAACTGCCGCCAGCGCCGACTCTGCCAGCGTACAGTTTGAAGGCAAGGTGCAGCGTATTGCCCGTGTTCACCATTACGGCCTGCGTGATCGCGTCAGTCGCAAAGGACCGGAGGTCCGTTACGCAGAGCGCCGCCTGCTGGGTGTAAATGATGATGTTGAGGCAATGACCCGCAACATGATTCTGCAATGGCTGGCGGGGTGATCTTTGTATCAGCACTGATACAAGTTGCAGCACTGCCGCCTTTCTTCCCCTGATGGCAACCTTTCCCTATGAACGCACAATTAACCGAAATCATGCGCCTTATCACCAACCTGATTCGCACAGGGGTAGTCACCGAAGTGGACAGGGAAAACTGGCTTTGCCGGGTGAAAACGGGCGAGCTTGAAACCAACTGGATTAGCTGGCTGACGCTGCGTGCCGGGAATGCCCGCACATGGTGGCGACCATCGGAAGGTGAGCAGGTGGTGCTGCTGAGTCTGGGCGGCAATCTGGAAACCGCCTTTGCGCTGCCCGCTGTCTATTCGAATCAGTTCGCACCACCGTCGACGTCGGCGGACGCCTGCGTGACAGAACATCCTGACGGTGGCTGGTTTGAATACGAACCCGCCACCGGGCGCTGGTATGTCAGGGGCATCAAATCAATGGTCATTGAGGCCGCTGACAACATCACCATGAAAACCAGTGAGTTTGTACTGGAGGCTGACCGCACGCGCATTAACAGCGAAGTGGTGATCAATGGTGGCGTTACCCAGGGCGGCGGAGCGATGAGTTCTAACGGGATCGTGGTTGATGCGCATCAGCATACTGGCGTCCTGAAAGGCGGCGATACAACCGGAGGCCCGGTATGACGCTTTATATCGGGATGAACAATACCAGCGGTAAAGCCATTACTGATATTGACCATCTGCGTCAGTCGGTGCGGGACATTCTACTGACACCGCAGGGTTGCCGCATTGCCCGTCGTGAATATGGTTCCCTGCTGTCGACACTGATAGACCAGCCACAAAATCCGGCATTACGCCTGCAGGTCATGTCGGCAGTGTATGTGGCGCTGAGTCGCTGGGAGCCACGGCTGACGCTGGATTCCATCACCATTAAAAGCAATTTTGACGGTTCAATGGTGGTGGGGCTGACCGGGCGGCGTAATAACGGTGTGCCTGTTTCCCTTTCCGTATCAACAGGAGCAGAGAATGGCAGTGATTGACCTTTCGCAGTTGCCTGCGCCGCAGATTGTCGATGTGCCGGACTTTGAGACGCTGCTTGCCGAACGCAAGGCCGAATTTGTTGTGCTTCATCCGAAAGATGAGCAGGAAGCCGTGATCCGCACGCTGGAACTGGAATCTGAACCCGTCACCAAATTGCTGCAGGAGAACGCTTACCGTGAGTTGCTTCTGCGCCAGCGCATTAACGAAGCCGCGCAGGCTGTGATGGTGGCTTACGCGATGGGCGGCGATCTTGACCAGCTCGCTGCCAACTACAACGTGAAACGCCTGACGGTGACGCCTGCTGATAATGACGCTGTGCCACCCGTTGCGGCTGTGATGGAAAGCGATGAAGCGTTACGCCTGCGTGTGCCTGCAGCCTTTGAAGGGCTTTCTGTTGCGGGGCCAACTGCCGCTTATGAATTTCATGCCCGAAGCGCCGACGGTCGGGTGGCGGATGCCAGTGCAACCAGTCCGGCACCTGCAGAGGTGGTACTGACTGTCCTGAGTCGTGAAGGCGACGGAACAGCAGAAAAAGACTTGCTGGATGTGGTGGAGAAAGCCCTGAACAGTGAGAACGTCCGCCCGGTGGCTGACCGTCTGACGGTTCGCAGCGCAGAAATCATCCCGTACCGTGTGGAAGCTACCATTTTTCTTTATCCGGGACCGGAAGCAGAGCCGGTAATGGCAGCGGCAAAAGTCAGCCTGCAGAGGTACATCGCCAGTCAGACGCGGCTCGGTCGGGATATTCGCCGTAGTGCTATTTTTGCCGCGCTGCATGTTGAGGGTGTTCAACGTGTGGAGCTGGCTTCACCGCTGGCTGATGTGGTCCTGAACAAAACGCAGGCGGCATCATGTACGCAGTGGAGCGTGACCAACGGGGGAACGGATGAATAGTCTGCTGCCACCGGGTTCAACGCCACTGGAGCGCCGACTGGCGCAAACCTGTAGCGGGATTTCTGATCTGCAGGTGTCACTGCGTGACTTGTGGAATCCGGCAACCTGTCCGGTCAGTTTCCTGCCTTATCTCGCCTGGGCGTTCTCTGTGGATCGCTGGGACGAGGGCTGGACAGAAAGCGTCAAACGCCAGGTAGTGAAGGATGCTTTTTATATTCATCAGCACAAAGGAACCACCAGTGCCGTACGGCGGGTGGTGGAGCCGTTCGGCTTCCTGATCCGCATTATTGAGTGGTGGCAGACCGGAGAAACACCGGGCACGTTTCGTCTGGACATTGGTGTGCAGGACCAGGGCATCACTGAAGATACCTATCTGGAACTTGAGCGACTGATAAGCGATGCCAAACCATGTAGCCGTCACATGATCGGCATGTCCATCAATCTGCAGACCAGCGGCCCGCATTGGGTGGGAGCCGCCAGTTATCTTGGCGAAGAAATCACGATCTATCCGTATATCAACGAAACAATTATTTCCGGCGGCACCGCGCATGAAGGCGGGGCGGTCCATGTTATTGACACAATGAGAGTGAATCCATGAGCACAAAATTTTATACCCTGCTGACGGATATTGGCGCGGCGAAACTTGCCAGCGCCGCCGCGCTCGGTGTGCCGCTAAAAATTACCCATATGGCGGTGGGCGATGGCGGCGGAGCATTGCCGACGCCGGACGCAAAGCAGACTGCACTGGTAAATGAGAAACGCCGGGCTGCGCTGAATATGCTCTATATCGACCCGCAGAACAGCAGCCAGATTATTGCTGAACAGGTGATCCCTGAAAATGAGGGTGGTTGGTGGATACGTGAAGTGGGTCTGTTTGATGAGTCCGGGGCATTGATTGCCGTAGGCAACTGCCCGGAAAGCTATAAGCCGCAACTGGCTGAAGGCAGCGGGCGCACCCAGACCGTGCGCATGGTGTTGATTACCAGCAGCACGGACAATATCACCCTGAAAATCGACCCTGCCGTCGTGCTGGCAACCCGCAAGTATGTGGATGACAAGGTACTGGAGCTGAAGGTGTTCGTGGATGATAAGATGGCAAAACATCTTGCCGCACCGGACCCGCATTCACAGTATGCACCCAAAGAAAGCCCGACATTGACCGGAACACCCAAAGCGCCAACGCCAGCGGAGGGGAATAACACCACGCAGATTGCGACCACCGCGTTTGTTCAGGCGGCACTGATGGCCCTTATTAATGGTGCGCCAGCCACACTGGATACGCTGAAAGAAATTGCCGCTGCCATTAATAATGACCCGAAATTCAGTACCACTATTAACAATGCGCTGGCACTGAAAGCGCCGCTGTCAAGTCCGGCACTCACCGGAACGCCAACAGCCCCCACTGCCGCACAGTCGGTTAACAATACACAGATTGCCACTACGGCTTTTGTGAAATCGGCGATTGCGGCAATGGTGGGTTCTGCACCTGCGGCACTGGATACACTGAACGAACTGGCGGCGGCGCTGGGGAATGACCCGAACTTTGCCACGACAATGCTTAATGCACTGGCAGGTAAACAACCGCTGGACAATACGCTGACTAATTTGAGTGGAAAGGATGTAGCTGGTCTTCTCGCATACCTTGGTTTGGGAGAAGGTTCTGCATTACCTGTTGGTGTGCCTGTTCCATGGCCTTCAGCCACACCGCCAACAGGCTGGCTGAAATGCAACGGTGCGGCTTTTTCTGCTGAAGAATACCCGGAACTGGCAAAGGCTTATCCGACAAATAAATTGCCTGATTTACGTGGTGAGTTTATTCGTGGCTGGGATGACGGGCGCGGTATTGATGCAGGACGTGTTTTATTGAGCATTCAGACAGGGATGCTGGAAAAGCACCGTCATCCTGTTGTCGCCAACGATGGGTATGACTCAAAAGAGGTATGGGAACTGGCGGCAATCTTCAGAAGAGCATATACACAGGGCAAGGGACTGGATGGTACCAGTGCAGGCGGAACTTTGATTCCATCACCAACGCTACATACACGAGGGAGTGTCGGTAATACTGGCGGGAGTGAAACCCGTCCACGAAATATTGCATTTAACTTTATCGTGAGGGCTGCATAATGGATAACGCCGTATTAAATAGCGAGCTTATTGCCACGAAGGCGGGGAATATTACCGTCTATAACTATGATGGTAAAACTCGGGAATATATTTCTACTTCAAATGAATATCTTGCCATTGGTGTCGGTATCCCTGCATATTCCTGTTTAGATGCCCCTGGCACACATAAGGCTGGTTATGCAATCTGCCGTTCTGCAGATTTTAACTCATGGGAATATGTGCCAGATCATCGCGGTGAAACGGTCTATAGCACCGAAACAGGAGAATCAAAAGAAATCACCGCTCCGGGTGATTACCCTGAAAATACAACCACTATCGCCCCATTAACGCCATACGATAAATGGGATGGTGAGAAATGGGTGACGGATACCGAGACACAGCATAGCGCCGCAGTAGATGCAGCAGAAGCACAGCGCCAGTCGCTGATTGATACTGCAATGGCTTCCATCAGTCTGATTCAACTGAAATTGCAGGCCGGACGTAAACTGACGCAGGCAGAAACAACCCGACTTAACGCTGTGCTGGATTACATTGACGCGGTGACGGCAACAGATACCAGCACCGCGCCGGATGTCATCTGGCCTGAACTGCCGGAGGCGTAGGCCATTCAATATCTGGCGCACCGGAAGTATCGACCAGTTCCAGTGCGTCCAGGTAATCCAGCCACAAATTATATTGCGCCAGTTCGTCACCTTTCAGACGACCAATAGCCGCTTTACCAGGCCATTGCTTACTGTTCATGTATTCGTTGGCCTGGTTAATTAGTAGCTGTCTTTCTGATTCAGTAATTTCAATAAGCTCTTCATGCGTGGGTGGAGGAATATCTGCCCACGCAGGCAGCCCATCATCTCCGGCAATACGGATTTTTCCTTGTGGCGGTTCAGCCATAAACTCACTGATAATATTTTGATTTACTTCCTTAGCGTCTGATAAATCCCATCCCTCTGATTTATATTTATCAATCATATCCACAGGGAAAAAAGCATTATGCCTTGCGCTATAAACATATTCGTTCATATAAATCACCCTGAATAAAATTACTCACCAACAGCCCACCAACTGTAATTCATCGATACCGTGTCGCTGGTTGATGACGTTCTGTAAGCAGAATTAAAACCGGTTAATGTTGGGCCTTCTGCGGTCATCACGAATCCCCGCCCAGCACCTAAAGGCGCACCACCATCACCAGAATGAGTAAGCATGGCGCAGTCCACTTTTTTAGGAAAAGGGATGCTGAATGTAATTCTCATTGTTTGCGTCGATAATGTCGGCGTAACCGCACCACGACCATATTGCAGGATTTTCCCGTTGGGTAATTTCATCCATCCATCACCACTGGCAAAAGAGGCCATGTCCGGTATCTGATTTTCCCCTGTCCCTACATCCCGTTTTGCCGCTTCTCCCAAACCAAGGTATGCGAGAAGACCAGCTACATCCTTTCCACTCAAATTAGTCAGCGTATTGTCCAGCGGTTGTTTACCTGCCAGTGCATTAAGCATTGTCGTGGCAAAGTTCGGGTCATTCCCCAGCGCCGCCGCCAGTTCGTTCAGTGTATCCAGTGCCGCAGGTGCAGAACCCACCATTGCCGCAATCGCCGATTTCACAAAAGCCGTAGTGGCAATCTGTGTATTGTTAACCGACTGTGCGGCAGTGGGGGC